AAGAGCAAGTTCGTTACTACCTTCGTCAGGCCAATCTAACTTTTCAATCTGTACAGTTACGCCATTGAACTCACCATCGATAATTTCAAAGCCCCAATCCTTTTCACCAACGAACCAAGGTTTAAATAAATCATTCCTCAACATCAGCATACTCCTTGGTAATATCCTCATCACTCAAGATAGCACCATTAGCAACTTGATAGGTAGTCTTTACCCATTCCTGGAATGAAGGTGACTGGAGAATAGGTAACCAGAACTCTTTAGTATCACATTGTGCTGCTCTAAACTTCTGCTCTTCTACTTCACCGGTATCTTTATTAACGCGAGAATACCAACCGTTAGAAGGTTTAATAACGTGACCGGACTCTAATGCCATATCCAGTAAACCAGACCAACGACTGATACCACCATCGTGACGAACGGTAACTGGGATCTTAGATTTCTCTCTTACATAACGAGACTTCTCAACGTTAATAATAAAGTTATAACCTACAACCTCGGTACCTTCTTTTTCTTGCTGACGACCAAGGATAAAGATATTATCGGCAGCATAATAAGAACCAGTACCACCACCTACAACATCTTTAGCATACAATTCCATAGTCTTGTAAGTATGGTTAACTACAATCATAGGAATATCTTTAAGAGACAGGTGAGGGGTAATCATACGGAACAAAGACTTGATCTGCTTTGCTCGTGACATATCTGCTACCGACTTGCCTTCTAAAGCATCTTCAACTTCTTTCTTAGATGCCAAGTTACCAATAGAGTCAATAATAATAATCAGATGATCACTTCTTTCGACCCCCTCTAACTGAGTCATTACATCGAACTTTAACTGCTCGATATTAGTTAAAGGGGTATGAATAACGCGCTTAGAATCAATACCGAAAGAGTCGAAGTAAGACTGAGGAGTACCGAACTCAGAGTCATAAAAGAGTAAGGCCGCATCAGGGTACTTATCCAGATACGACTTCGCCATCAACAAAGAGAAAGCAGTCTTAAAGTGCTTCGAAGGTCCAGCCCACATCGTTAAACCAGGCGTTAGACCTCCGTCTAATTTACCTGACAATGCAATATTAATTGCAGGAATAGAAGTAGGAATCATATCCTTCTTCTGAAAGAATTTCGAATCGGCTAGAATAGCCGTATCCTTAATCGTAGAGTTCTTCTTAATTTTATCAAGTATAGACATAGTGTAGTTCCTTATAGATCACTTATTATAATATAGATCAGACGTAAGATCAATCGATTACTGGCACCAGCTTTGCTTAGCGTCACCGTAATATTCACGTGCTAACCCGTTTTGAATTAGTCCTGCCCGAACACTCTGACCGTTAACTAAGATATCTCCAAGCACCCTACCACCAAATTTATCCCAGGCATATAATGTAACTTGTATTTTACCGCCTTGGGCGATCAACTGAGAGGTCCATTTACTGGCTAATTGTGCTCTTTGATCCTCTTGCGGACACTGTGCCCTGTGTCCCTTTTCCGGTGTATCGACCCCGAAGATACGAACTGCTAGTTCTGGTTTAAGTGGTGCAGGTAAGAATGGTGCTGCAATAACAATGGTATCTCCATCACTTACGCGTAAGACTTGGGTATCATAGGTAGCTGAGTTCTTAGGCATCTTTTGAGCAAAAGCCTGAGTAACTAATAGTAGCGAGAGAATTGCAATATACTTTTTCATCCGAATAATCCTTCTAGAGATGCGGTTTCTTTAACTTGCCATCCAATGCAGCTAAGTAAAGAGTTAAGGGGTTCGAGAAAAGACTTCTCAAACATTTTATCATAATCAATATACTCACGTATTTTAAATTCAGGAGGAACTTCACCTGCAAATGTAATGACATGGGTACCAAGGGGATTAGGTTCACGAAGATACAAGAACTTAATCTTATCACCCTCTTGAATCAGTTGATACTTCTTCTCCAGTCCCTTACTTGTGATCAGATGATTATATATCAACGCCCCTCTCACGTGAATAGGGGTACCCTTCCTAAAGATACCATTTGAGTCAGCGTACTCCTTGATACCGTTCACACCTCGAGGGAACGCAATATCTTCAGGATCCAAGCTATGCCACTTCACCTCTAAGTCAGCTACAAATTGCCTTAACGTCATTTCGTCTTTAGTAAGTGCAATCGATACAGCTTCCTTAAGCGCCTTACGAACCGGGGCAGGGGTAGACGACCTAACAATCTCCATACCCAACACTTTTAGTTTAGGGGGATCGTATGCAACACCTTCAGAGTTATAAACGTTTACAGCATACCGTTTCTTAGCAATCCAAATGCCCCTATCGGCAATAATCTCACGCTTGAACTTAATCTTACGCTGGTAGATATTTAAATAATCCGAGAGAGACTCGCAAGCATCATTAATCGTCGGTTCAATTTGAGTTGCACAATACTTGTCGAGTACGTCGACGATTGTATGCTTGTCTTTGTCTTTAAGATTCTTCTCAACAAGAGCACCAAGAGTAATATAGGTAGAATCGGTATCAGCGTAAAAAGAATAATCAACATCCTTAGTACCTACTTCCTTATTTACAAATTCGTTTAGTTTCTTAGCTACCGATCGTATCAGTAGCTGACCAGTCATCGTAATACCTTCAGCAATTCTAATATCATAGAATCTAAAGTGAACGTTACCCATTGCACCGTAAAGAGAGTTCATCAAGATCTTAGCAGCCATCTGCTTTGAGTTAAGGCTGGATATAAGTCCAAGATATTTCTTATCTTTCGTCTCCTCGTATTTGCTTTGAGCTGCTAACATTTCCTTTTTAGCAACTTGACGAGAAGTAAAATAGAAGTCAATTAACTCCGGGAAGATACCTTTCTTCTTACGGGTAAAGCATTGCCCATTAGCAGTCATAGACCAATCATTCTTATGTATCTCAGAAGTATTAACTTCACCGTCAATTAACCGCTGAATACTTTTCTCGTCATCAGCTAAAAACTTCTGACCGTCTACCAAAGTCTCCGGTGACATATTCCAGGACATAATAATGGAGGGATAAAGAGAGGTAGCGTCAAAAGATACTACCCAATCATATTGAGTCGGCTTAGGTTCCTTAACATACGCACCCATAATAGTTCGATCCATGGCTGGATCGACACCCGAGAGGTTATGAACGATAATATTATTTCTTAACAGCTTATTATATAAAATACAATCCCACGTCCTTACAGAAGAAAAGATATCTGTAAAGTTACACTTAGCATCATAAGCCATCGTAAGAATCAGGGTAATGATTCGCATCTTATCTTCAAGACGGTCAACTAACTCTACGTCTCGAATATTATAGTCTACAAACAGTTCCCAGTCCTTGGTATAGAACTCTTTAAACGTTGCATGAGGGTTCTTTAACTTCTGCTCCCCTAGCTCCTCCATCGCAACAGTATCTAGTTTATAATTCTCAACCATCTTATAAGAGAACTTCTTATAGAGATCCATAAAGTCAAGAATAGAGATACCACACCATTCAAAAGCTAACTGGGTACGACCACGCGCAGTAGGTACTTCATACTGCCTTATATAACCCCAGGGTGAGCATTCGTTTAGAGCTTTCTCACCCAGCACTTTCATAATACGAGAAGACAGGTAGGCGATATCGAATAACTGACTATTCCAACCAGTCGTTACATCAGGGTAATCAGACTTATGATGGTTGATAAACTGACGTAGAAGATCGAATTCATCTTTACACTGAACATATACCGAATTAGGTTTCTTGCTTAGATAAGGACCACAGCCGAACGTAGTAATTACCTTAGTATTAAAGTCTTGTACAGAAATAAGCGTGACTTGTTCTTGTGCAGTCCTGGGTTCAGGAAAACCGTATTCAGTTGTAGTCTCAATATCGATAGTTACAATCTTCATCAATGAAATATCGAATTCGATAGTATCAGGAAACATCTTACTGATGAACTGATAACCATAACTTCTATTACCGAAGATAGGAAAGTTACTTACTTCTTTATATTGATCGACAAAAGCCCGTGCTTCTTTAATCGTGCTGAACTTAATCTTTTCGAGATTTTCACCCCACAACGATTTAAATTCTGATGGCTTACCAGAACGAACATAAAGGGTAGGTTGGAAGGGAATCTTTTGATTTACCCGTTTTCCGTCTTTAAACCCACGGAAATGCACGTAATCACCGCGCGTATAGATATTAGTATAGAAGAGCATTTGTCTATTATATATTACCTTGCAAAACGTTGCAAGCTCATTCGGTCATAAATATTACGTAAATAGCTATGTAATATTGACCGTAAAAATCTAACAGGAGAAAAAATGTTCAGCAAAAAGATTGCCATAATGGCACTTTTTGTTATGATGTTTGGAAGCACAACTGCTCAAACGACAAGTGGCACCTCTAGCACAACCGGGGGAACAACGACAGGGACTACAAGTCTCATTAATCAAGGAACTTACGATAGTAAGACCCTGGTTGACACCAACAGCACTTCTAACAGTGTTAGCACCGTTAATAGTAATAGTACTGCTAATAGTAACAGTACTGCAACCAGTACATCTACTGTAAATAGCACATCAACAAATAATAACAACAATAATAGTGCAAGTACCAGTACAAGTACAAACGTTAATACTAACAACAATATTAACAGCGGAACTCAAACGTTTAATAACAACAACGTTAATTCCGGTACACTGACGTACAATAATAACAACGTCAATTCTGGTACAATGACTAACATTAACCAGAATACTTCTACATCTACAAGTAATAATACTAACGTTAATACAAACCACAATATTAACAGTGGTACACAGACGTTTAATAATAATAACGTCAGTACAAGTACTTCAACCAATACCAATATTAATAAAAATGAAAATACTGGTACGATGACATATAATAATAACAACGTCAGTACAGCAACTAATAATAATGTCAATACTTCTACTAGCACTAACAATAATGTGAATACTGGTGACATGACTAATCGAAATATTAGTACGTCAACATCGCAAAGTGTTAATACAAATAATAACGTTAATCAGAATGCTAATATTAACCAGAACATTAACTCTGGTGAAGTAACTAATATTAATAAAAACGAAACCCTTATTACACAAAGAGTCATTCAGCCTCCACCAACAGCGGTTGCTCCTACAATGATGAGTGGTGGTAACAATGACCTATGCTCTACAGGTTCATCTGGATCAGTTCAAACGCAAGTGTTTGGTGTTTCATCTGGCGGAACAGTTCGTGATATGAATTGTGAGCGTTTAAAGTTATCTAAGACCTTGTATGACATGGGTATGAAAGTAGCCGCAGTTGCAGTTATGTGTCAAGATGAACGGGTATTTAACGCAATGATGAACGCTGGAACACCTTGCCCTATTGAAGGTAAGATTGGTGAGCAAGCTAAACTCACATGGGAAGATAATAAAGATAAGATCCCAAAACCACCAAAAGAAGACAAATATGAAACTGTTAAAAACGTTGGCTTTGGCTCTTTGCTTGGCGTCCTCGTTCACGCCGCTTTTAAGTAAAGCCCAGACACTAGTACCAGGTCAAGTCTCTACCACCGGGAATATCGTTCAAGATACTCCCTATGGTGGTCCTACGCCTTGGGTTGGTGGAGTCTATCAAAACCAACTGACATGTTGGGCGTACGGCGACCCTGGTTATTGCGGACCAAGTCCAATTGTAAGGCCAGGTGGTAACATTAATTTCTCATACGGGTCATCATACATCTATCAACAACAGCATATCTCTACGTTATTACCTTCATCAACAGGTCTTCAAGTTAATGGTTATAACTTTGGATTTATGGCAAAAAACGGTAACGGGTGGGATAATGGTGGTACAGATAGCTTGACAGCTTTAGTTCGATTTTGGGATAACACAAATGGTAGAGGTGCTAATAATTTATTATACGGGGATGCATTTTCGTTAAATTATAAATTTAATTGGACTCAATTTGATTATTCAAAAACATTTACTACACCGCTTGCAGTACCTTCTATCGGGCAGGTACAGTATGGTTTTATAGGCAGAGATAATAATGGGTGGGCAGGACCTTATGGACCAGAGATCTATAATGTTAGTTTTAGTTTAAAATATTCTGTAGACCCATGTGCAACAAATATATTCAGTAGCCCTTCATGTCCTGGATATTCAGATGCTTTGGCTAAATTAGCTCCTAAGACTACTACGACAGAAGCTACAGTATCAGCGCCACCTCCAACTCCACCTGAAATGGTTGCAATGGCATCAGGAGCCCCGCCTCCTCCAGGCAGTCCTCCGCCTCCCGGTAGCCCTCCTCCACCTGAAGGATCTCAACCTCCTCCTCAACAAAGCGGCCCTGCTCCAGCTGGAGCTCCTGCACCTGGACCAATGCAACAAGCATCGGCTCAACAACCTGCACCAGGGGGGCAACAGGCGAAGGCTGGGGAGGTAAGTGACTCGTCAGGATCATCTAAGACTACCGTTTCTTTATCTTCAGTTCTTAGTATGATTAGTTCTAATCAAGACAAGACGTCTGCACTAGAAAAGTCGGTAGTTCAATCTGCCGACTCACAAGCATTTTCTGCAGGTGAATCAGCTAAACAACAGGCTGAAAAGATTGCAGGGGATCAACAATCACAAAGTATAAGTGCAAGCGGTGGGTCAACTAGTACTTCACAAACAGCAAGTTCCCAAGCATCATTTACTCAAACACAAAGCTCAATGGCTTCCTTACAGGGAGGTCAGCAATCAAGCAATGCATCTAATACTGCAAGAGTACAACAATCTATTAACAACAGCGTTAGTTCTCAGTCAAGTACTTTAAACTTTACCGGTACAACAACTCAACAAAGTAGTTATCAAAATACAACCAGACAAGAAACTAATGTATCCGTGGCTGCTCCTACAGTATCTTATAGCTTAGTCACACCTACAAAACAGTCGATTCAACCTCAAGTTGAATTACCCATGCTTGAGGGTATAAAGTTTGGAGTTAAAAATGCAGTTGACTCGGCGATGGAGTCAAGACCCTTTGTACCTCAAATGAATGATAATTCTCAACAAAATGACAGTGTAAAGAAAAATGTTGCGAATAACGAATTAGCTGGTAATGTATCAATTGAATCAATTGCAAAACAACCTGCAAATTATGCACAATATTTTGTTATGATGCCAGATGTTGCATTTTATGCACCTAAAGAAATTTATAGAAATCAAAAAACTGTAGATAACGTCAGAGCATTAAGACAAATGAGTTCTGATAGACTACACCAACAAATGGTTGACCAACAATACAAATAAGGAAGTAAAATGGCAGAAGAAATTAAAAACGTTAACGCTAAGATTGACGAAGCAGAAGCAGCAGTAAAGAAATACGCTTCAAAAGATACTGTTATCAGTATTGGTGGTTATGAATTTACTCCAGCAAAATTAATGGTTGCATTTACAATTGTATCTTCTACACTTGGTGGTCTTTACGGTACATTTGAAGTATACAAAGACTATCAAGGTATGAAAAAGAAGATTGCTTCTTACGAAGCACCAGATCTATCTGGCTTCGATAAGCGTTTAGCTGTTATAGAAGAGAACAGTCAAAAGACAAGTGACTATACACGCGATATTAAAGTAGATTTAAAGAATGACCTTCGCCGTAATGAGACTGTTACCGAGCAGGTTGAACGCGGGGTAAAAGCCGCTCAACGTGAAACGGAAACTGAAATGAGAGAGATGCGTAAAGCAGTTCGTGAAGACTTAGAAAAAGCTCGTAACGAGGCAAGTGTAATTCGTAGAGAGATGGCGGATGCTCGTAGAGAAATAGAACGTGAAGTTATTCAACTTAAAAAAGAAGTTGATAGTAAAATACAAAAAGCAATCGATAACCCACTGGCGAACAAATAATGTTTGGAACCGCACTTGCCATTTATATGTACGCAAAACAACCTGAGTGTGTTAAATGGACATGGAGCGGGGATGTGTATAACCGAAAAGTAGTATGTTTGGTGTGGCGTAAAAAAGAAAAAGAGGAGAAGAAGAAATGATTGATCCGCTAACGGCGCTTGCAGGTATACAATCTGCAATTAGCATGGTTAAAAAAGCATCTCAAGTTGCTAATGATTTAGGTTCTCTTGCTCCAATGATTGGCAAGATGTTTGATGCTAAGAGCACTGCCACAAAAGCTTTAATGGAGGCTAAAAAGTCTAAGAAAGGTTCCAACATGGGAACCGCTCTTCAGATTGAAATGGCATTAGAGCAGGCTAGGGCTTTTGAAGAAGAACTAAAGATGTTGTTTATGCAGACGGGTAAGATTGACGTCTGGAATAAGATTAAAGCACGTCAAGCAGAAATGGATGCTGATGATGCCAATGATTTAAGACTGTTTAACGATCAAGAACGTAAGCGTAAACAAAAAGAAGCAGAACTAAATGAATGGGCAGTAATTTTAAGTGTATGCGCATTTGTTTTATTCATAATGGTTATTGGTGGTTATGAATTGCATCAATTTTGTCAAACAGGTAACAGGTGCGGAAGATGAACGAATATCAAAAAACCTTTGACATGTGTTTAAAGATATTTGTGTATGGGTGTGTTGCGTTATATTTTTTAGGGTTTCTTAAATTTCTTCCCT